TCTTTGTCAAGCTTTTCTTTACGGAGTTGCAAATCTACCATTTTTAATTTTTTATCTAGCTTGGCTATTTTGGCATCCATACCAGTACGCAGAAAGTTGTTGGCTACTTCAAATATTCTACCACTGTATCTGCCTTCTACGTTCATGCCCAAGTCCATTAAATCTTCAAAGGCTTGCATTGCCTTATCAGCTACATCGTTTAGTTCTTGGTCAGCCATGTGCCCTAGACCGTCTACAGCTGGTAAAGCTGCGGATATTTTGTCAAATTCTGCTATGTCACGCAAGTTGTATGCAGGTGCTTTTTTAGGTTCAGCCACTGTGGCTTCTTCAATAAACTCTTCATTTTCTGGAAGGTTTAATAATTTTTCTAATTTTTTAGTCATGGCTTATCCAATATAATATACATATATTTATTTTCTTTTTCGTTGTCCGGTATGAAATAGTTCAGTTTCATTTATAACTCGGAAGCGCACACCTTTGTTTTTTGCCCAAGCTTCAGCAGCAGCCCATTTTGCTTGATTTAAAACATATTGAATTTTATTATTTTGATTTTTACCAGTCTTTTCTAAAAATGTGTGTTTTTCTGGTTTTATTTCAATTAGTTCGCTGTGCTGCTTTCCCTGTGCATCCATGTAAACTATAAAAAAATCAGGAACGTAAACTGTAAATTGTCCAGTAAAAGGGTTTACATAAGGTATTTTTATACCCTCACTCACCCATTTCAGTATTGCAGGGTGTGTATCAAACTTTCTCATCACAGCCAATTCCCAGCTACTTCTATATGTGGGAGTATTGTTACCCATGTATTTTTCTGGGTTTTTTAGTGTGTACTTTCCTTTGGCATATGCTGGCATAATTATGCTCTTATGTTTCGCGTCTCAATTGGAGATTGCGTTGGTGAACTTCTGTACCCAATAGTGCTTATGTTTGATCTGTTTGCATTTAAAATTTGTGCAATGACCGCACTTAGTTGACGGTTTTCTAAACCCTTTAAAGTATCCAATAACTTAAAGACATTTACATTATCTATTTTTGCTTGTTGTAACAATACTGCTGACACACTAGCCGACGCTACTTCATCAAAACCACGTTTTTTAAAAAAACCAACAACTGCGTCAACTTGATTGCTAGGATAGCTTACACTTTCGACAAAATATCTATCAAAAAACTGTTTAGTCTCGTTTGCACTGTCTTGATATACTACTGTTTTAGATGCTTCATTCATTTATTAATCTCCAAATCTCGGTGCTGCATACGTACCAGATCCTGTTTCTGGTGGGCGAGGGAACATGACGTCACTCAATGCACCAGGTTGTGGTTGTGGATTTAGTATATTGGTTAACTCGTTCTCGATAGTTCCGAGGTTTATATTCCTAGAGTCATGATAAGCATCTATAGGAGTAATTATACCACTCAAGTAGTTTCCATTCCTAAAATCACTTACCGCAGTGTTTATACTTGATAATACTCCCTCTGGTCCAAATAAACTAGGCCCATCATAATCTGCACCAGCTATGGGACTAGGCATGTGGTCATAGTGAGTAGATGAAAATCCAGTTGGTGCAATACCTGGTCTAGTTTTTCCACGGTTATAGAATACAGCTTCATATCTTATTGACATAGTGTTTACTGAAAACTCGCTGTTTTCCTGATTCAATTTATCGTGTTGAAAACGTTCAATAACAGGATTTATTAATGTAAAACTACTAAATGTTGATTTTACATTTTGTGGGTGTAACTGGAATACCTGTATACTTGTAAAGAAATTCTGAGGTTTTCCACCACGATCTAACCCGTATTTGTATTTTATACTTTCTGGGTTCGCGTACATGGAATTTAAACTTCCAACTTTTTCATAAGCTGGACTATTGACTGCTGGAGAGCCGTCGGGGTATTTTGTAGCATAGTTGCTGTCTGTGTAATAATACCTAAAATATGTTTCCCACAAAAAGCTAGTAATGCCAGCATTGTCATCATGAAACTCTAAATTTATTGGTAGATATTCTACACCAGTTTGTATAATCTTTTTTCTGTTGTACTGATTAAGTGTTTCAGTTTTCATATTAAAACTTGGCAAGTCAACACTTTTTACTAACAGGTTTATTTCAGTTCTATCAAACACATTCTGCAAATTTAACAATGTCTGTATTCTGGGATTTATGTTAAAGACTACGTGATATAGATACTTTAATTTAGGTGCAAGTCGCATGTTATTGTCAACATACAACCTAGCAGCGTGTTGATAGTCACCCAAATTACCCTTGGGACTAGCTAAAGAATTAAGAAAATTGTCGAAGAAACCGTTAAACTGTGCCATACTATATTTATCTAATAAAATAATGTATACACATAATTAAAGTGAGGCACATATTAGTGCCTCACTTTTGCAATCTCAGGAGTTAAAAATTTGTTATACGCCCACGCCAGTAACTAGAGTGTTAATAGTTCTGCCAACGTCTGTTCCAAGACCAGTATTTTCTGGAGTTTGGATAGCGTTGTCGTACTGGATTGTTAGTGTTACTGTAACAGCTTCACTGGTTGCATAGTTTAGTGAGTTGTAGTTTGCTGCGCTCACGTAGCAACCATACAATTCCCATGTTTCTAATACAGTTGGTTGGTGAGCACCATTACCACCGTCAAGAATTTCAATGCGTGTTAAGAACTTGTAGTCTCTTCCTGATGCGGCGCTTGCTTGTTCCATAAAGTCGAACTGCTTCTGCAATTGAGTGCCAACTAGCTTTTGAACGTTATTGTTAACGTCTTCGCGCAAGTTGAGAGTAATTGCTTCCCAAGTATGCTTACCAGCTAGGTTGACTTTGCTGTTGTAAACGTGTAGTTCCATGTTTTCAAAGCTAACGTTTGGACGAGTTACGTCTATAACCTGCTTTGTTAATTCAGTTGTTGGAGTGCCGACACCAAAATTTTCCAAAGTTACACGGAAACGGTACTGTAGCTTTGGCATTAGCAAACCTTGACTAGTAGCACTATCATTGGTCGCCAATGGCACTGTAATTTTACTTAATGATGAGATTGCCATATTAAATATAACTCCTTATATAGAGTATTTATCTTCTTTTCTTCTTTTTTTCATTTGCTCACAGAAAAGCCGTGGAGAAATCCACGGCTTTTTGTTATTATAGGCCAGCTATTTCGCCAGTGTTCTTTAAACGCAACGGAATGTATATGAATTCAATTGCCTTTACTGGTTCAATTGCTATGTCTACCCAAAGCTCGTTTCTATCAATTCTGCTTGGGGTGTTGTTTGTTTCATCACACACGACCAAGTAGTCATATATAGCACGTAGACCAACTAGTTCGATCATTAGGCTTTCAACTTGCTGCTTGATCTCGTCTCTAGTTATTTTGTCATTTGGTTCAAATATGAACGGTTTTGCCAAGTTCTTAAGTTGGCTACGTAGATATACTACCAAACGTGCAACGTTTACTCTGTCAAGAGCACTTGCATTTCTTGCACGAGTCTTCTGACCATAAACGACAATACCAGCACCGTTTAGATATGTTATTGGGTTTATGTTGTTCAAGTAAAGGGTATTGCGCTGACCTTCGTTAAGTGCTATGCTTACAAATTCACCTTCGTCACTAATGTAGCCAGTTGCAGTTGCGTTTGTGACACCACCGCGACGGGTTCCTGCTGGTGCAAACCATGGATAACCTACTTGGTCATTCAATGCTATGGTACGTAGTGCCATGTGGCTTGCTGGAACAACGATGTTGTTTCCTGCGTTGTCACTTGTGTAACCAGCTGGGTAGTAAACACCTAGGTATTCATCACGGCTTACCAATCCAAAATCGTTGTCTTCAACAACTGAATTGACATTTGATCCCCAATCGCTCAAATCAACAGTAGTTGGTTTTAAACGCATTGGACTATCACCAACTACAAACGCAGTTAGTCCACGATCATAGTTAAGTGAAATCATTTCACCTATTAGTTCAGGATACCCTGGGCAAGCAATAAGGTTGAACAATCTTGACTCATCATCACGGATGTCTTGGTTGCTGTTAACCATAGCTTGTAGGCTTTGGACTATAACTTTACGTTGAGCATTTCTACCAAAGCTACCGGATCCATCTACGTTGTTTGCACTTTCAGTAACCCAACGATTTGGATAGTAGTTTGATGTAAATTCATTGCTGTAACGTGCGTTTCTTCCACCCAAGTTTATGTATGATCTAGAAAAACGCTTAACGTTGAAACCACTGCGACGTAGGTTCCAAAGCAACATACCTTTTGGATATAGTGCTGGATCTGGAGCATCTGGATCCAAGAAATTGTTTGTTAGTAATTCTACGATTGTTCCACCTGGTGCAGTTGATGCAGTTCCACCAGTTAATCCGGCGCGGGCATCAGCAAATAGAACACCATTTTCTGTTGTTTGGTCTGTCTTATCAACCAATATCCAACGACTTGAGCTAGTGTTGTAACGATATATCATTGGATAGTTTTCAAGATCACTAGTGTCTATCCACAAATCACCATCAACTAATGCGCTACCATCTGATTGTGTAGTTGGTTCACTTGCTGCAACCATTGGGCCTGTTGGGTTTGTGTTCTGATATGCAGTACTGAAATTCTGATATCCAACCCACGTAGTTCCATTGTGTATTAGGATGTCAACTTCATCAGTTATACTGTTATACCACAACTTACCGTTGTCTGGTATTTCAGTTGGTGCTGATTCGCTTGCAGTATAGTTTAATACTTTCCACAATGTTGCAATGTACTGCTTGTTTACTGCGAGTGGGTCGGCCCCAGGAGCAACATACAAGTTAGTAGTTGATGCGTTGTTTGTTTCACTGAATGGGGTGAACAAGTTGTCAAGTGGTGAATTTGCACCGTCTGAAAGACGAATGTCACCACCAGTTGCGTGTGTTATAACAACTCTGTTTTGTGAGTCAACTTCTGCACTTACGTTATCAATGTTTGCTGCGTTAAATGCTGCTGCTATAACATTTGCATCAGTTGCTGCGTTTGTTGCAACAAAGCTGACAGTAGTCTGTGTTCCAAGAGAAGCTGTTCCAGGTTGTGTTGCTTTTACAACAATCTGGTAAGTACCAGCTGGTAGTCCAGTTATTCTTGCACTTACTACAGTCAACGGACCTGAGCTATTTTTTCTGAATAGTTTAAATGTCGCCAATTTTGCACTGTCAGCATCTTCAGCAATGTTTGATTGAATGTATACTGCGCCTTCAGGAATGTTAACACCACCGCCTGAGTTGTCAAGTGCATATATTGCATCTTGGTTTGTGCTGTATATTGGGGCTGGAACATCGTCCCATGCTTGTGTTGCAGAATTCCACTTTTTAACTTTCCAGTTAGCACCTAGATTTGGAACGGTTGTTTTAACCCATATTGAACCAGTTGGTCTCGGATTTGTGTCAACAGTTTTGTATTCTGGGACTTGAGTATGGCTTTGAATACTTAAACGTGGGGCATAATAAGTGCTTGCGGAAACACCAACTGCTGTAAGTATAGTTCCAGTTCCCTGAATTTTAAATGAATCGTAAACTGATCCATCATTATAAAGTGCTAGACGGTTTCCAACAGCTTTTGCACTGAACCCAGTGTTTGCAGTTGCCATTGCATCATTTATATCAGCCACTAACCCACTCAGTGTAGTTGAAGTAGCTTCTACGTCAACTACCACGCTGTCGCTTGGGCCAGTGACGAACGTAATAATATCATGAATTGTTACACTAGGTGAAGTAACTGAACCAGTTACTGCTGGTAAACTTGCTTTCCAATCAGCTGTACCAACTTCAACCCATACGCTATCGGCGTTCTTGTACCACAAACGGTTAACGTTTGTTACTGCAACTAGTGCATATGATCCTGGCTTACCTATAGCAGAAGCTGGGGTATAGTCTGCACCAGCAAAGTTGGCAACTTTTGCAGTGTCAGTTATAGTGATTGGTTGTATGTTTGTGAACTTTTGACCACCAACTGACGCACTTGCACCGTTCCATTCAAAAATTCCATACACGCTGTTTACAGTATCAAACCAGTAAGCACCCGGTAATGGATTTCCAGTTGGGGCAGTTGCAGATGGGTTAACTGATGCCAAATCAACTGCGGCTCTAACAACGTATGCTCTGTTACTTACACCTAAGAATGAGTAAGCAGCTTGAAGACCATATTCGTTTTGTTCACCACCATGAATTGGATTGTTATTTGCGTCTGTATAAAATAGTGGATCGCCAAATAATTCTGCCAATTCACGTTGTGATGATACTGGATAAACCTTTCCTGCGTTTGCAGCAAGTGTTCCGGGTGCAATTCCAGTTTGAGCTGGGTTTTGTTTGTTCTCTTTTGTAGCAACAAAAATAAGAGGTGTAGTACCAGGTTCAGCAGGAGTGTAAAAACTCTCATCAATAACGCTAACCTGTACACCTGGTGATACTAATGCCATCGTGTATTCTCCTCATGGATATATCGTTCATTGTATTTAGTTTATACCATGAGAAACCAGCTGTAATGAAGCTAAAATCTCTATATTTATTGCATCAGTGTAGTGAGTAATTGTGTAGTATTTCTAACTAAATCATCTAACGACCCATTGTTATCTATAGTGAAATCAGCCATCCACTGTTGTAACGTCATACTTTTCGGATCTTCTGGAGGTAAATGATCACTTCTATCAACCCATATAGCATAGTCAAATATTCCAAGATTTTTCATAGCATGGAATTCTGCTTTATTTCTTAACCCACAATAGATGTCGTGATCTTGAAATATCTCTCTTCCAAGTCTAGAATGATCCACTTGGCAATAACCGTGTATAATGTTGTACCATTCTTCTCTATGATTATGTCTATCAGCATAAGCTTCTTGGTACGTAGCATACCCATATTTGTCTTTAAGCAACGGATATACTAATTTCTCTGCACAATAATCACTGCTTGATCTAAATTTATATCCAAACTTCTCTTGCAAAATTTCACAAACAGTATCTTTGCCATGTCTACCATGACCAATTATTAATAACTTTGGCAACTTTTTCATGTAGTTAATATATAACTATTTTTGTTATATGTCAACCGATTAAGAATCCGTAGCCAGAACCACCTGCTACTGCTGTTGCTAATTCTAACTCAAGTCGTTCCATTTCAGCCTGTGCTTCTTGCTTTAGCTCAGATCCATTAAGACTTGTCCCGCCTTGTGGTCCTGCAACTGTTTGGAATTTACTTCTAGCTTCACCCAACATGTACTTACATGATGCAAGAGAATAGTCGCGTATCCATTGCTTTGCTAGGTAATCATTTAATAATTGGAAGTCTGGTCGATGGTTATAGCAAAAAATAAGAACTTCTTCTTCTGCACGAGGCCGTTGTAATATTGTAAGTTTTCTAGTAGACGGATTCCATTTAAATTCTATAAAACTACCAAACATTCTAGCAACCAATTCCTGGTATTGGCTGAACAATTCGTATGTTAAAAGTCCACCGGTTTTGGTGCCAGCAAGCAAATAGGTATTTGTATATGCCAAGTTAAATGGTTCGAAAAGTGTGCCACCATCGCCGCCACTGCTTCTACTACCAACACTGCGTCTAAACAACTGTCTTACTTGAATGACTTCTTCAGGAAGAATGTATTCATTTTGATCTATTTCCAATGGAAGAACCATAG